AGACCGAGAAGCGGTTGGTGGACACGGGGCAGGCTGAATATGTCAATGAGAATAGAACAGCTCGTAAAGCCAAGCGAGCTGCCAGTCAGTCTGGCTGAGGCCAAGCTGCAAATTGGTCTGCTGGATAATTACCACGATGCGCTGCTTCTGAGTTTTATTGAGGCCACGACGCAGTTTGTTGAGCATTACATTAAGGGCCGGCTTGTCACGCAAGAGGTGCGATTTGTTGGCGAGAGCTTTGGCCCTTTGCCGGTCGCGCAGGTTCAGTCTATTGATTCAATGGCTTACGACGACGTTGACGGCGTGGCGCAAACGCTATCGGCTTCTGAATACTACGTTGATCTGTCAGGCATTCAGCCGGTGATTGAGCCGGTGAGTGATTGGCCATTTTTGCAGGCTGGCAAGTCTGGCTCAGTGCGGATTGATGCGACGGTAGGTTATGGCGGTGTTAATGATGTGCCGGCAGACATTAAAGCGGCGATCTTGATTCGCGTTAAGGAGATGTTTGCTAATCGCGGTGAAACTGTGACCGGCATGGGCGGCGTTGCTGCATCTTCTCCAATCACTGTAAAGGCGCTGCTTAACCCTTACCGGAGGCTGTCAGCATGACGCTGGATCAGCTCATCACCATTAACCGGAAGGCTCAGGTGCAGCAAGCCGATGGCTCTCTGACTACTACCATGCAGAAAATCTGCGATGCCTGGGCGGCTGCCTATCCCATCCGAGGTGATGAGAGACGTATGGGGCAGCAAAACGAAGCGAAGGCGGATTATCGCTTCCGCATTGTGAGTCGGTCTGACCTTAATGCGGATGACGTGATTATTTGGAATGGACGAGAGTACAACATTCGATTCATTGCGGATCGCGGGCCAACTGAAATCTACATGATGCTAGAGGCCGAGCGAGGTGTGGCTGTATGAGTCGGGCAAGAGGCTATGCAGGTATGAGCAAGCTGAGAAAGCTGCTCAACAAAATGGACCCAGAGGCTCGCGACTTGGTGGCTGATGTCATCAAAGACGGCGCGCAAGCCATTGAGACCGACATGATGATTGGCGCGCCGGTTGATGATGGCGATTTGGTGCAATCGATTTCGCACAAGCTGGGCCGGAATGGGCTTTCAGCATATGTCGGCCCTGGAGCGAGCCGTGCCAGCATATCCAAGATGGGCTTTGGTCAGTCACAGCGTCGATACACAAAGGCCGGCAACCTCACCAGCGCGACTATTCGCGACGACCATGCCCGTTTTCAGCTCTACAAAGCCCACTGGCACGAACACGGCACCAAGCCGCATGGGAATCACCCGGGGCAGCCGTCGCGACCTTTTATCAACCCGGCTTATGACGCGAATGCTTCATGGATCAAAACCCGACTGAAAGACGCCATCGATGAGGCGCTGAGGATTTCTGCGCGTGTCTGACCCAACATTGGCAATTCACACCGCGTTGATTGCTCGCCTAAAGGCGCTGGTTAGCTGCGAGGTCTGGGACGCTGTGCCGCAGGGTAGTCCCTATCCCTACGTCTGCATCGACACTAATCAGCGAGCTGATGACCCATATTTGACGCTGCGGGTATCGAATCACTTTTTCTATTTATCCATTTGGTCACGCAACTACGGCCAGGCCGAAGTGCTGCGAATCATGGGAGAGATAGAGCAAATCAACGAGACGCCGTTAGCGACAACGACGGGTCACGTTGCATCGGTGCGCGTGGAGCGTGCCTACACCGTCCGAGAACCGGACAACCTGACGTTCAAGGGGCACATCACGCTCCGCTTAATCACCCAACACGGAGAATAGACTCATGGGTATTCAAACTGGAGCCAATAGTTCGGTCGAGATTGGCACGACCACTGCAATGGCTGATGCTGCTGCATATGCTCTTGACACATGGACGGCAATCGGCGGCGTTGAGTCCATCTCATCGTTTGGCGATTCATCTGCCGAGGTAACATTCACTAGCTTGGCAGACGCCCGCACACAGAAGCTCAAAGGTGCGCGTGACGCTGGCAACATTACTATCAGCATGGCGTTTTTGGGCGCTGATACTGGCCAGCAAGCTTTGGCAACCGCTGAGGCTGACAACACCAGTGCCAACTACAACTTCAAAGTAACCTACTCAGATGGCGAGATTCGCTACTTCTCTGTCAAGGTGGCTGCATGAGCAAAGTAGGTGCAGGCGTTAAAGAGGTCGAGATCGGTGGTCAGGAGTACACGCTAAAAGTCACCGTCTCTGCCATCGAAGCTATTGAGCGGCGATTTGGAAACTTCCAAAAAGCTGCTCAACAGTGCATGGCGCTGGGTTGGGCTGATGCTGTGTTCATCATATCCAAAGCCGCAGGACTTAATAAGTCAGACACCGAGAAACTGAAGGAGCACGTTGTCTCTGAGGGCTTGGAGTCTGTCGCCACTATTGCGGCTGAGTACTTGGGCATGGTGATCAACCCTAGCAGCGAGTCAGAGGACGACGTTTCGGGGGAGGAATAAGCCCGAGCGAGTATGCTGAGGAGCTGTTCAAGCTGGCTACTGGCTGGCTTGGATGGCTCCCAGATACCGCCTTAACCACGCCCATTCCGCAGATCTTATTGGCGATTGATGGCAAGGCGGATTTTGTCTCTCAGACAAGCCCGTTCGGGCCTTCAAAAAAGCGGAACAAGACAGATGAGCAGAAAATCGCAGACCAGCGCGCGCTTTTTGCCCGCATGAAGATGGACGCCAAGCAGCAGTTTATGAAATCCCAAGGGGACAAAAATGTCTGAAGCCGCAAGCCGTTTGCTGGTCAGTATTGAAGCAACCACCGAGCAGCTACGACGCGAGTTGAAAAGTGCTGATACCGCTCTTGGTAAGCACGAAAAAACAGTAGGCGAGCGACTACAAAAAACCCGCAAAGCGTTCAACGATAGTGCTGCCAGAATGGCCAAGTGGGGCGCGGCGGCTGGTTTGGCTGCTGGTGCTGCCGGTGCGGCTATTGTCAAAGCTGGTCTGAATTCTGTTGACTCGCTAGCCAAGACTTCCGACAAGCTGGGCATTGCAACAGAGGAGCTGGCAAAGCTGCGTTTTGCAGCGGAGCAGACTGGCGTCTCCAGCAACACCCTAGATATGGCGCTTCAGCGCATGACGCGTCGCGTTTCAGAGGCAGGTCAAGGCACTGGCGAAGCGGTAAAAGCCCTTGAGGAGCTTGGCCTAAACGCAAAAGACCTAGCGAAGCAATCACCCGATCAGATATTCCGCGAAGTCACTCGCGCCATGGAGGGCGTAGACAACCAGAGCGACAAAGTACGCCTTGCGTTTAAGCTGTTTGATTCTGAGGGCGTAAATCTTGTCAACACGTTAGGCGCTGGTGTTGACGGCCTAGATCGCTTTGGCGCAGAGGCGGAGGCAGCTGGACTAGCTGTCAGTCGAGATATGGCCGCTCGCGTCGAGGGTGCTAATGATGCACTCAATCGCGTCTCCAAAATGACTGAGGGGTTTTCTCAGCAGCTCGCTGTCAAGTTTGCGCCAGCCATTGAAGCGGCGGGTGCAGCACTGTTTGACACTGGCACCAGTGCCACAAGCATGGAGGAGGCTGCGGAGAAGGCGTTTAACGGCATTATCAAAGCAGTGGGATTTGTTGCTGACGCATTCCACGGTCTGACTGTTGTTTTTGAGCTGGTCAAGACTGGCGTGGCCGTGATGGTCACTGAGATGGCTAAAGGCTTGGATAGCTTGCTATCTCACGCCGCAAAGGTGGCCAGCTACATCCCTGGCGTTGATATTGATTACGAAGGCTCCACCTTCGCCACATTCATCGACTCGTTGGAGCATTCAACCAACGAAGCGGTTGAGAATATGCAGAAGAAGCTGGAGGAGCCTTTGCCCTCTGAGCAGTTTGCTGTGCTGCTCGAGAAGTCAGAGGCGGCGTTTGAGGAACAGGCTAAAGTGGCTGAAAAATCTCAAGAGCGCGTTGCTAAGGCTGTTGCGTCAAGCGGTGATGTGATTGATGAGGTTATGGCCGACATCGGTGTTGATTTCTCAACAACATCAACGGCGGTCACTCAAGATTATCAGTCCATGATCGATAGCGCGATTGACTATGCAGTCAGTATTGGTGAGACAGAAACGGCTGCTGAAAAAGCATCTAAAAACATCTCAGAAAGCACTGACAGCATGGCCACTATCGTTAATCGCGGCTTTGAGCGAATGCGCGATGGTGTAGGCGATTTCTTCCAGAAGATGATCGTTGACGGCAAAGCATCGTTTGATGACCTGTTGGATATGTTCAAGGCGGTTATCGCTGAGATGATCGCCACGGCAGCGTCCAATAAAATCATGGTTGCGTTAGGGCTTGCCAGCGCATCGAGCAGCGCATCCGCATCGGGCGGCGGCGGTAGTGGTTTTATGGATTCCATTATCGGCGGCGCGTCTAATCTTTTTGGCGGCGGGTCTGCCATCACCAGCGCGTTATCTAGCTTCGGTTCTTCGCTTGTGCAGACTGGCGATGCGATCACAAGCGCATTTGGCATGACGGGAACCTCTACCACAACCGCCATGAGTGTTGGCGCTGCAGCTACTGCTGGCGCAGGCATTGCAGGCGGTATGGCGGGAACCGCTATTGGTGAGTCGCTTTTTGGCAAAGAAGCTGGGAGCGCGTGGGGAGCGACTGCCGGCGCAGCATTCGGCGCAGCGATTGGTGGGCCGCTAGGCGCTGCTCTTGGCGGTGCGGTTGGTGGTTTGGTAGACGCGGCGTTCGGTTCTAGCCAGTCTGACAAGTGGGTTAATTACGTCGTGGAGCAAGGTGCGATCAAGCTCATCCGCGACACCGGAAAGCCCCTCTCTCAAGAGGCGGCAAAGGTCGGCGTAGACATTGCTCAAACCATCATGGATGTGATTGGCGAGACGACGGCAGAGTTTGAAATCTCTGGCGGTCGCAGGTCGGGCATCCGCATTGACGGTGAAGTGTTCGGCACCGACGTCGAGGCCGCTGCGGGTCGAATCTTTGATCTGATCGTTGCAGGATCGACCGAGATGACCGAGGCGCTGAAAAACACACTGACCAGCTTCGATGGCACGACTGAACAAGCACTCTATCTCGCTGCCGGCTTGAAGGAAGTCACCGACAACGGAAACGCACTCAACACTGCAACAATGCAGATGATTGATGCTTTTGGTGGAGGTGCCGATCAGGCTATTCAGTATGCAGAGCTGCTCACGCAAGTGGCAAATGGTACTGGCGGCGTCACGACCGAGATGGGCGGGATGCTTGAAAATATGACTTATGCCTTCCCTGAGCTGGCTGGCCACATTCTGAATGTGACCAATAATGGCGAAACACTGAGCCAGAGTTTGCTGGACATGGCATTCCAGTTTGAAGGGACGTTAGAGCAGCAAGCGGCGTTTGTAACAAGCCTTGGATCTCTGTCAGAGAGTGGTGGCCTTGCAAACGATACGTTGGTCTCTCTGATCCGTCAGTTTGACGGAACTGCCGAGCAGACTGTTGTGTTTGCTCAGGTGATGGCCGAGCTAGATGCAAGAGGCCGGGCAGCAGATGCCACTTTCTTACAGTTAATTTCTGCTTTTGAAGGGACGGCAGACGAAACGATTGCCTATGCGTTGGCGTTAGACGGTTTGAGTGTGGCTCTCGATGTGAATCCGGTTGATAGCGCCCGTGAGTCTTATGCTGCGGCTGGTGTAACACTCAGCGAGTCATACATCAATCAAGTGGCCAAAATAGGTGACCTTGTTGCTAGCTATGATGGCTCGCTTGCAGCAACTCAGGATATGAGTTCGGCGTTGGGCGTTTCTCAGGAAATGGCTTACGCGCTGGCGACTCAGCTTATGCAGGCTTCAGATGCAATTGAGGCGCTTACTACTTCTAGCGCAGAGCAGATTCGCCAAAGCATTATGAGCGAGAGCGAGCTGCGAGAGGCTCGCACACGCGAAAGGGATGCGCTAATTGCTGAACTGGAGACGCTCTCTGACCCTGACGCTATCAAGGGCACGGTCGCAGAAATTGAGCGACTCAATAAGCAGGTATTTGACAGCCTCGGGCCAGAAGCGCAGCGCGCACAAGCCGAGTCTTTTGCGGGGCTGATTGAGAGCGTCAACATTGCCGCTCAGTCTCAGCTAGAAACCGCAATCGCAGAAATTGAGTCAACCCAGGCCGGCATCAACGCAACCATCGGTGATGCGCTGGATAACGCAGCCGCAAATATGCAATCGGCGGCCAACACTATGCTGCAAGCGGCGCAAACGCCTATTGCGGTTGAGGTAAAGATTCCCGGTCACGCACGCGGTGGTTTGGCAAAGCCTGGCCTCGCTATTGTCGGGGAGGAAGGGCCGGAACTGGTGAGCTTCAATCGGCCCGGTTTTGTTCACACTGCTAGCCAGACGCGCAGAATATTGTCTGGCACGAATGGCGGCGATGATGTTAAGGCCGAGCTGCAATCATTAGCTGTGATGATGTCGCGCCAACTGAAGCTTTGGCAGCGGGTTACTCGTAATGGCGAGACATTGAGGACGACAGCAGCATGAGAGTAATGCAGCGCACAACCTACGATCAGGCGACCCACTTCGTTTCGAGCAACGGCGCCAATCCGCAGAATATGTTCACCAACACGATCAGCGAGAAAACCACTCGTGCGGGTGATCTGTCCGTGGTGCTGACGCCTGGGTTGATTGGCGCAATTGGCTTTGCTGGACTGGAGGGCAACGATCTGACGGTTGTTGGCACCTCTGGCGCTGTTGAAGTATTCCGCCATGAGCAGACGCTGACGGATGAGGTGGTGTCTGACTGGTTCGAGTATTTCTTCGAGCCGTTCGATTTCATCGAGTTTGCCTACATTGACGGCATTCCGCCGTATGGAGACATTGAACTGACGATCACCATCTCGGGCACGAACACCGCGTGCGGCGTGTGCGCCTTTGGTAAGTCGTACTCGTTCGGCGATACGCAACTCGGCGTCCAGCTTGGGATTCAAGACTATTCAACAAAAGAGACGGACGCTGTGACGGGTGTAACCACATTCGAGGCAGGCCCGTTCTCCCGTCAAATCAACGCCACGGCGATGATTCCCATCGGCTCGCTAAACCGTTTTCAGAGGGTGTTGACCAGCCAGATTGCCACCCCGACCTTTTATGCGTTTGGTAACGGCACGACGTTCGACGACGCGCTGACGGTGTTCGGTTGCTGCGGCGCAGGTAACACTTGCCGAGGCTCAAGCGACTGCGGCGGCAGCGAGTGCGGTAGATGCAGAGACAGCAGCCAGCGAAGCGGCATCGTCGGCTAATTTTGTCGGTGAATGGTCAACGCTGACTGGCGCGCTAAATACGCCAGCAAGCGTTTCCCACAATGATGTGATTTGGATTTTGCTCAACAACCTTGCCGACGTTACGTTGAGTGAGCCGGGAGTTTCTGCGGATTGGCAATCTGCAGCGCCACCTCAAGTAACAGACTTTCAAGAGTTTTTATCGTCAGGAACGTGGACGAAGCCTGACGGGGCTTCTTGGGTTTATGTTGAGGCTGTTGGTGGCGGTGGCGGTGGATATCACTCTACATCTAACGGTGATGGGCAAGGCGGCGGTGGCGGAGCTTTTGCAAGCGGTGTCTTTTTAGCGTCTACGGTTGGCGCAACAGTTACCGTCACTGTTGGCGCTGGAGGTGCCGGCCAGCCCAGCGGAGTCACTGGTAATGGAGGTGGTGGTGGGAACACTACCTTTGGCGGTTTGCTGACAGCGCGTGGAGGAGAGGGTGGTGGTAGTCGTACATCCCCATACTTGGGAGCAGGTGGTGGCGGCGAGCTTGCACAGACTGATTCCAACAGGAAGGCTGGCGAAGGCGGCTATTCTTCTGGTGGAGGCGGCGGCAGAGAAGGCGGCAGTTGCGTCATGGGCGGTGCTGGTGGCGGCGGTAATTGGCTGGGAGATTCGGGCGGAATATCAGCAAACGGTGGGAATGGAGGCGCAGGAAACGCCATATCCAACCTCAAAGGCGGTGACGGCTCGGTGCCCGGCGGCGGCGGCGGAGCCTCAAGGAATAACGGCGGCGGCGGTGATGGTGCATCTGGGCGCGTTCGCGTTTGGGCATGGTGAGGG